TAAATGCTCACGGAACAGGATTATATTATAGTCCTTCTCGTAAACCATCAACAACATCAGAAGGTGTAGATGTAAGTACACATCAAATAGATTGGATGGGGCTACAAACCGTATCTGAACATTTTCAAGGATATTTTGAATATATTTCAGATTTTATTAATGACATGAAAAAAGTATTTCCAACATTAGAAGATGATTGGGGTATTTATATACCTGAAGTAAAATATCTATCACCTGAGCCACTTGTCGATTACACCAACCTAGCACTAACTAAGTATCCTAACGTACATTTTGTAGGCGATGCTTTATCAGCTAGAGGTATAACGGTAAGTGGTGCACAAGGGACATATGTTGCAGAACATATATTAAATAATTAGGAGTATATATAAATTTTACGTATATTAATAACATGAAAAAACAATCAACAGATTGGCCTAAAAGCCAAAAATTAAAAAAAGCAGATGGTACAGTTGCCTATATATGGGATGGTAAACTACATAATTGGGAAGGACCAGCTTTAATTCCAGAAGGAATTAGTAGAAAAGGAGAATATTATTTGTATGGTATCCCAATGTCAAAAGATGATTGGAAAGAAGCAATTTCACAACAATCTGGTTTGCCTTGGTATAAAAAACCTGCAGCAAAAGGACAAAATCATAGAAACTAAAATATATGAAAATAGGTTTATGCGGTACAATGAGTGTAGGTAAAACAACACTGGTTAATGCTTTAAAAGATATTCCTGAATTTAAGGGATATATTACTAGAACAGAACGTTCCAAAGAACTAATGGCAATGGGTATCCCATTAAATACAGATAGTACAGTAAAGGGTCAAGCAGTATTTTTAGCTGAAAGAGCTAGTGAATTAATAGAAGAAAATATCATTACAGATCGAACAATTGTAGATGTAATGGCATTTGCTAAGTGTTCAGAATCTATGTATTATTTTGAATCAGATGATTTTTGTAACTTTGCTTCTCATATGCTTTCAGAATATGATTATATATTTTATGTATCTCCTGAAGGTGTAGAAATTGAAGACAATGGTGTTAGAGAAACCAATGCTGAATATAGAAAACTAATCGATGAAAATATCCAACTTTTAACTACTAAATACAGACATAAAATTAAAAATTTAGTAGAAATTAAAGGATCAACAGAAGAACGTATAAAATTAATTAAACAGGCAATTTTCTTATAATATTTATAACAAAACCTAACTATAACAATATATAATGAAAAGATCTGAATTAAAAGAGTTTATAAAAGAAGAAATCTTTACAACTTTAAAAGAGGCTACAATTGAAACTTCACCACAAAATTTATCTAAAGTTAAATCACAAGCTAAGGATGATGATGTAATTAAAGTAGTAGAAGATGAAGAGGATGATTTAGATGCTAAAGCAATTAAACAAGCTAAAGGAGCTAGGGGTAAACATAAAAAATTAGACATAGCACTTAAATCTTTAAAATCAATAACTGCTGAAATGAAATCATTAGCACGTGAGTATAGTAAAGCAGATGGAGTAGAAAAAGAAAAAATAAAAGATAAATTAAAGAAAAAAACTCCAATTAAAAAAGAATTGGAAGCAATGGTTGCTAAATTAGAAAAAAATGTCGTCTAAAGAAAGATTTTTATATATAGCTTTATTACTATTATCTAGTGTTTTTATTTCATATTTATTCTTTTCTGAAGATGAAAGTTATGTAGAACAATATAATTTTGAGATAAAGAAATTAGAACAAAAAATAGATTCATTACATAATATAAACCATGAATTAACTTATAAAGTTGATACTCTACAAATTCAAGTAAAAGAATTAGATTTAGAATTGGGTTTAAAAGATAATAGAATAAAATCATTAAAATATGAAATTAATACTAAAATGGATGCTGTTGACTCTTTTAATGTTAACGAGCTTGAAAAGTTCTTCACAGACCGTTACAGACAGTACAACGATTCGATTAAAAAAACCAATAGCCCAACTAGTAATTAAAGATCTTATTAAAGGGGATGGTAATAAACAAGAAATAATACTTTTAAGTGATAAAATCAATATTTTAAACCAAAAAGGTATATTAAGAGATAGTATTATATCTAATTTAGATTTACAAATTAATAACTTTAATTCCATATTATTCCAAAAATCTAATCAACTAGAAATATCCAGGGAATTAACAGAAAAATTACAATTAGATTTAAAAAAACAAAAATTTAAAACTAAGTTTGTAAGTGGTATAGGAATAATAGCAATAATAGGAACAGTTCTATTAATTAATTAGTTATATGGCTGATATAAAAAAAGTAATACGTCAAGAATATCTAAAATGTGCTACAGACCCAGTACATTTTATGCGTAAATACTGTTATATACAACATCCACAACGTGGGCGTATACAGTTTAACCTGTATCCTTTTCAAGAAAAGGTATTAACGTTATTTCAAAATAATGATTATAGCGCAATATTAAAATCTAGACAATTAGGTATATCTACTTTAGTATCTGGGTTTTCCTTATGGTTAATGACTTTCCATAAAGACAAAAATATACTTGCCCTAGCAACAACACAGGCAACTGCTCGAAATCTAGTAACTAAAGTACAATTCATGTGGGAAAATTTACCTTCATGGCTTAAAGTGGAATCTGCTGAAAATAATAAATTATCCCTTCGATTAGCAAATGGTTCAAAAATTCAAGCAAAATCTTCCAATGCAGATGCAGCAAGATCAGAAGCAGTATCTTTACTGGTAATTGATGAGGCAGCCTTCATTGATAATATTGCTGAAACATGGGCTTCTGCACAACAAACTTTAGCAACGGGTGGTGGAGCTATAGTATTATCTACACCTTATGGTACAGGTAATTGGTTTCATCAAACTTGGGTTAGAGCCGAAGCAGGAGAAAATGATTTCTTACCAATAAAATTGCCTTGGTTTGTACACCCTGAAAGAGATCAAAAATGGAGAGACGCTCAAGATGCTTTATTAGGTGACCCTAGACTAGCAGCACAAGAATGTGACTGTGATTTTAGCACTTCAGGTGATATTGTATTTTATAATGAACATTTAGAATTTTACGAAAAATCATATATAAAAGATCCTTTAGAACGTAGAGGAGCAGATCAAAATTTGTGGGTATGGGAAAATGCTGATTACTCTAGATCGTATATGGTTTTAGCAGATGTGGCTCGAGGTGATGGGAAAGATTATTCTACTTGTCACGTAATGGATATTGAAACTAACGTCCAAGTAGCAGAGTATAAAGGGCAAATAGGTACAAAAGAATTTGGTCATTTGTTAGTAGGTTTAGCTACAGAATATAATGAAGCTTTACTTGTAATAGAAAATGCCAATATAGGTTGGGCTACAATACAGGTAGCTATAGATAGAAATTATTCTAACCTTTACTATTCACAAAAGAGTGGAGAAGCCAATGCTAATTCGTATTTTGACCAATATGGAGATAATTCCAAAAAAGTAGCAGGTTTTACTATGTCATCTAAAACAAGACCTATGATTATAGGTAAGTTTCAAGAATACATTAGTGATAAGGGAGTGACAATTCAATCTAGAAGATTAATTGAAGAAATGAAAGTTTTTATTTGGAAAAATGGAAGAGCAGAAGCACAAACTGGATATAATGATGATTTAGTAATGGCTTTTGGAATGGGAATGTATGTTAGAGATACAGCATTAAAATTTAAACAAAGAGGAATTGATTTAACAAAACAGTCATTAAGTAATATGACAGTTAATAGAACACCTTATCAAGGTGGTTATGGTGGTGGTTATAATCAACAAGTAAAAAACCCTTATAGCATAGATAACGACAAGGGGGGCAAAGAAGATATTAGTTGGTTATTATAACCATATTTATAAACAATAATTATATATTAAATGGCGGATAAAAGTGTATTTACAAGATTAAGGAGATTATTTTCTACCGACGTAGTAATACGAAACGTTGGAGGTAATCAAATTAAAACCATAGATTCGGGTCATATCCAATCTAGTGGAGAGTATGAAACAAATGCTCTAGTAGACAGATTTAACAAAGTCTACTCCTCAGCTCCAACTTCATTGTACGGAGCACAATTTAACTTAAATTATCAATATTTAAGAACTCAATTATATTCAGAGTATGATGTAATGGATACAGATGCTATTATTGCATCTTCACTTGATATTATAGCAGATGAATCAACATTGAAAAATGATATGGGTGAAGTGCTTCAAATTAGAAGTTCAAATGAGGATATCCAAAAAATACTGTATAATCTATTTTATGATGTGTTAAATGTAGAATTTAACTTATGGATGTGGGTTAGACAAATGTGTAAATATGGTGATTTTTTCTTAAAATTAGAAATTGCTGAAACATTTGGGGTTTATAATGTTATTCCTTATACAGCATATCATATTGAAAGAATCGAAGGACAAAACCCAGAAAACCCATCTGAAGTAAAATTTAAGTGGAATCCTGAAGGTTTTTCTGGTGGTTCATCTAGTGGATATTATAATGTAGCAGGAGCTAATGGTGTTAATGACGATAGAGGTGGTATTGTATATGATAATTACGAAATGGCTCATTTTAGAATGGTGGGTGATGTAAATTATCTTCCATATGGTAGATCTTATGTTGAACCAGCAAGAAAAATATTTAAACAATATACATTAATGGAAGACGCGATGTTAATTCATAGAATTGCTCGTGCCCCTGAAAAAAGAGTATTTTATGTAAATGTTGGAGCTATACCTCCAGCTGAAGTAGAAGCATTTATGCAGAAAACTATCAATAACATGAAACGTGCTCCAATGATGGATGAAAAAACGGGAGAGTATAACTTGAAGTATAATATGCAAAATATGCTTGAAGATTTTTATATCCCTGTTCGTGGTAATGACAGTGCTACAAAAATTGATACTACACCAGGTTTACAGTATGACGGTATTGCTGATGTTGAATATTTAAGAGAAAAATTATTTGCTGCCTTAAAAGTACCTAAAGCATTTATGGGGTATGGAGAAGCAGATGCAGGAAAAGCTACATTAGCACAGCAAGATATTAGATTTGCACGTACTATTGATAGAATACAAAGAATTTTACTTTCAGAGTTACAAAAAATTGCATTAGTTCATTTATATACCCAAGGATATAAAGATGAAACTTTAACAAATTTTGAACTATCAATGACAACTCCTTCTATCATTTATGATCAGGAAAGAATTGAGTTAATGAAATCAAAATCTGAATTAGCTGGAACTTTATTAGAACAAGGTTTAGTACCATCTGATTGGATTTATCATAATGTATATCACTTTAGTGAAGACCAATATGATGAGTATAGAGATTTAGTTCGTGAAGATTCTAAACGTAAATTTAGAAATGATCAAATACTGGCTGAAGGTAATGATCCTGTAGAAAGTGGTAAATCATATGGTACACCTCACGACTTAGCTTCATTATATGGTAAAGGAAGAACAGTATCAGACCCAGGGAATGTACCTGATGGTTATAATGAGGAAGAACCAGAATTAGGTCGCCCTAAAGATGGAATTACTAATAGAGGAAAACAAAGTAATAACTTTGGAAAAGATCCATTAGGAGTTAAAAACATGAAGGGTACAGATAAAAATGATGGAGATCCTTTAAAACCAAGACTATCA